CTTTTATATATACATTACGCAGTGTACCGTATGCAGAAGAAAGACACGAAGAAGGTTATTGATGCAAGAACAATACGTTGTATGGTGTTGGGTGATGACAATTTGATTTCCATCCCTAGGGAATGGACTCATTTCGAACCTAGTACCTTTGTGCAAGAATTGTCACAAATAGGGTTAGTCTATACCTCCTCAGATAAGAAGTCAGAGGTAGCTGTGAAAGAATTCAGTGAAACATCGTTCTTAAAGAGGAGCGACGCTGTTTTTCGAGTTAGGGGTGTAGAGTACCCAGTTGGAGCTTTGAGTGATGAAGTTATAAAACACATGTTGAATTGGACGTCAGATATCCTGGATAAGAAACAGATGATAGATGTAGTCCTTGGATTTAAACGATCTTTGGCTGTTACCAATCCACAGATGTTCGATACGCGTGTGAAAATGTTGCGAAAAGCGTGGATAGCCCGGTACGGAGATGGTTTCCCAGACGCGCCAATTGAGGCTGTCTTGGAAGACATCTTCCAGTCCGGTTACCAGTAATCCCTCGCTGCCCTCGATATAAAACAAGGCTGTTGCAGTATCGACCCAGGGAAACAGGGAAAGTCTCCATGATTTCAATTTCACCAGGTGGGAGTTTAATAATTACCTGGTAAGCAGCCATCTTCGGGGTATTGACGTAAACTCGAAGATTATAAACCGTTTACTCAAAACAATAATAATAATAGTACAGTTCAGAACATGATTTCTGACGAAACTACTGAAGGCAGCACTGGTGTGGCTGGCTCAGCAAAAGGCACCACTGGAAACGGAGAAACCAGTACCCAAGATTCGGGACTTATAGTCTCGAACGCGGCGAAAAATGCATCCGACGCCACTCAATTTTTGGATGATGGCGTAACACGCGAAACGGATATGGCAATGGTTAGATTGTCAGCTAAGCTCCGTTATGTTGAAGACAACGACAATTCGATAAAGGATTTTCTTGCAAAACCTATCTCTCTGGGACACACCCAGTGGTCAACCACAGATGTCCGCAGCGCTGATTTATTCAACGTTGAAATAGATAGACAAATCCTCCTGAACACTATGTGGCTCAGGAAAGTCGAAGGATATCGTTACATCAAGTCTACTGCAGTTTTCAAGGTAGTGTTGAACTCTCAGGCGTTCCAACAAGGACGATTAATGTGTTGGTACCACCCCTTTGAGCAAATCACTTCCGCTGAACTGCGAGCGGCAAAGACTATAAATATTAGCCAAAAGGTCCAGTTCCCCAATGTCCACTTGGATGTTAACGACACGGCAGCCACTATGAAGATACCTTTCATCAATCCAGGTTCATACTATGATATGGCATCCACCTCTGTGGATCGCGGAAGATTTAAGGTCAGTGTGTTGGCTCCCCTGTTCGACCCGACAACAAGCGTCGTCGATGTATCTGTGTTTTTACACTTTGAAGACGTTGAGCTTGCGGGTTATGTGATCCCTGAGGTACAGGGTTCAGGACCTAAGAGCGGACGCTCGGGACCAGTGGAAACTGGGCGCGAAGTTGGTCCGTACCAATCCAGTGAAACTAAGAAGG